TCTCGACAGCCTTCAGCTCAATAGGGAGGGTGAAACCTTTCCACATCGCGTCTACATCCGGGCGTCCCGAGCTCACCACATTCTCCATCCGCTCCAGATACACCTTGCCCTTGAGCCTGTTGCGCATTCTGTCCCATAGCTTCTGTTCTTTTTTACGCATCAAACACCTCCGGTCTATTCAGACACCTTATTTTCTTCATTTTCACCATAGCAAAATTCTGAATCCGATAACCACGCACCATAAGAATGTCGCCCGGTTTAAGGCGCTCAGCTGCGAGCGCTCCGAGCGGTTTATACATGAACCGATCAAATCGCAAACGAATTGGAATGCCCGAATCATCCGACACAAACACATCAAGAAAGAGCGTTTGCCCCTTCATGACTTTCCCATCCCGGCGCGCAACTCTCCGCGTCTCATTTTCATCCCGTAGCTCTTTGCGATCAACTCGACAAAGCATCAGCACATCCCCTTTAGGTGGTAATTCATTTATTTTATTAAACCGCGAGTTGGGGCGACATCCCACTATAGTTGGATCATCGTACACGTGACCCCAGTTTGCATGCATGGGATAGAGCTGGCTGAATTTGATTTCATGTTTTTTGAGCTTTTCTAAATCCAACTTGCCCAACCTTCGTTGCTCAATGGCCTTGACAGATTTAGCTGGCCCAAAGCCGTGAAGGTTTTTGAATCCTCCAATGAGCTCCCCATCTACCACAGCCCAATCCACTGCGCTCCGCTCCGGGTCAAACGCTACATACCGGAAGCCCTCTTGATCTGCTTCACGAAGAATTTCCATGGCTTGCTGATCATCTTTAGCATTCCGAAGACATGCCGCAAAATATTCCAACGGGTAATACCGCTTCATCCATGCGCACCAATAGCTAATAATTGAGTAACTGACTGTGTGAGACTTGTTCATACCCCACCCGCCGAATGTACATATTTCAGACCAAATTTGATCTGCTTCATCTTCCGACAATCCTTGAGAAGTCGCTCCAGCTCGGAACTCATCGCCCCGGCGATCAAAGTATTCCTTGCCCTTGCTTCCAGCCATCGCCTTACGAATTTCTGCGACCACTTCCCAGTTAAATTTTCCAATCTCGCGACAAATGCGCATAACCTGTTCCTGATAAAGAACCACACCCAGCGTGTCTGCGAGATAATTACTCATGGAAGGGTGTTTATATTTCACCTCTTGTCGCCCTGCGATGCGTTGAATGTAGCTCTCTGCTGCTCCACCTCCAAGTGGCCCAGGGCGAGAAAGCGCGGTGATATGGTCAATCTGCTGAAATGATTTCACTTCGATTTCTACAGCGATTGTTCGCTGCGCTTGCCCTTCAAATTGAAAGATGCCCGCATAATGATGTTCATTGAAAATTTTAAAAACTTCAGGATCATTCAGCTTCAGTGCATATAACTCTTCTGCTGTCACCACACCCGAATCATTGATCACCGCGAGCGTTCGCAGCCCCAGCGCATCAATTTTTAGCAGCCCCAACTTCTCTGCGTCTGGTTTATTGAGCTGAGCAACGCCATCTGAATTGACCGTGCAATAATCGCTAATCGGATCATTACATACAATGATCCCGGCTGCATGAACTCCGGTATGGCTCGCATGATTCTCTAAATCAAACATGAGCTTTGCTTCCGGGTACTTCTTTTTGAATCGCTTCCCGGGCTCAGTTTGAGTCAACGTATCTTCAAGGGTGTGTCCATATCGAGCATCCCCGGAGGAGTACTCCACCAGCACATCCAGCACGTCATACTTCTCGCGGTCAGGAATGCCCAACCGTTCACAAACCCGCGCAATCACTGATCGCGCGCGCAGCGTGTTTATATTTCCAATGCGTGCGACCTGTGCGCGCCCATACTTCTCTGGGAGATACTCAAACACTCGGTGCTGGTCACTGAAGTCAATATCAATATCCGGCAAGTCATCCCGGCTCACATCGATGAATCTCTCAAACAGTAAATCGTGCTCTAGTGGATCCACTTCTGTAATATTTAAAAGATAACAAACTAGAGAGCCTGCTGAAGAACCGCGAGCTGGGCCAACTAGCATATTTTGTTTTGCCCAACGTACTAGATCAGCCACCACCAAAAAATAACTTTCATATTTTTTACTCTTAATGAGCTTCAGTTCATACTCCATCCGCTCCTGATGCTCAGGAGTCCATTCAGTGATATGCCCCAATCTCAAACGCTCCAGCCGTCCTTTCTCCACTTCCGCGTCCAAATCGCCCTCCACAGAGATAATCGGCGCAGTCGGCAATTCTGAGGCGCATTGTTCTGCGATTGCGTTTGTATTTTCCGCCGCTTGCTGAAATTGTTCGTCCGTTAGAATGCTCAATTCCTTCCTCAGCTCCTCCTCTGAGAGAATCCACTGAGGTGTCATCCGCTCGCCCCGGGCGAATGCCACGAATGCTCCGAAGTCCTCTTCAGCTGGATGGTAGTTGTCCGAGGTCACCACAAGGGGCTTCCCGGTAGCCTTATGTAGGCGGAGCGCTCGACGCTGGCTGAGGACTGACGCTGGGTTGATATCTATGTAATCAAAGGTGTCCGGGTCTGTAAGAGCTGTACCAGCAAACCGAACAACTCCTCTAGCACCCTCTAACAGACTTAATTGCTCCTGCGCGGTTAATTCCTTGTCATGAAAAGCTGTGGAAAGGTTGTAAAATTCCCTTGTATCGAGCGCGAGGAGCCAGAAAGAAGGGCGCTTTCCATCCAGACATCTAAGCGGTTGTTCAAGCCCCAAAAGTGGCTTTATATCGTGTTTCTTTAATTCTTCAGCCCATCGAACGTGCCCCCATGTTCCTTTATCTACTATCCCGGCTGCGGGAGTCCCGAGAGCCTTCAACCGCTTCACTACCCGAGGGATTGGGCCAAATGCATCCCTGAAGGAAAACTCTGTACGACATCTCAGCTGTGCTATCACAATGCCCATAGTTCCTCCTCCTGTATAATCTCCACAAGTGCCTTTACATCATCAAGCGCGCGGTGAGTCTGCTCAAGGGGCTTGCCCATTACATCTTCATAGAGCTGAAGCAATTTCGGATTGTAGCCCCAAAGCTCTTTGTATAATCCCACTGTACACGTTTCGCGCTCAGGCCACGGAAATGGTATTGAAGAGGGAATGCGCGCAATTTCATTCATAATCATCGCTTTATCAAAAGGCAGATTGTGAGCCATAACGTGACCGCAAGAACTAAACAATTCTGAAAAATAAGGGAGATGCTCTGAGAATGGGTCTTCATTGCGTAGGTCATCATCTGTCAACCCGGTAATTTTTATAATTTCTGCTGTGAGGGGTTCAAGGGGATTGATCAGTAAGGATGCTTCCTCCATAATCTCGCCCTGCTCCAATATGACCGCGCCAAACTCGATTATCTTGGGTTGCTTGCTCAGGGGCGCGTCTGGGTGCAAAGTGAGCCCGGTCGTCTCTGTATCAAATACAATTATGCGTTCTGATTTCATTTTTCTCTCTTCCATCCAGTAGTCATATGATTTAAATGGCTGTCACCTTTGGTCAACTCCTCCAGTATCGCTCCATACACCATCGTGTCATGAGCGGAGTCCTCATGCCCTCCCTGCTCTAGCGATTCGGCGTACCGGGTTGCTTTGCTGACGACTTGAACAAAGACTCCAAGTCGATTGAACCCGTCAACATCTCCCGGTTCAATGCGCAATCCTTTTGGAAACAAGCCAGCCATTACATGGCCAAACCGGACATATGAATCACCATATGCTTTATGGCGCTGAGCAAAGGTTTTTGCTCCAGCTGCTAAATTTTCTTCAGCATTTCGCTTCATGCTTTTTTCCTTTCGGATAATTAAGCTGACAAGTAGGAATACTATATCTTTTGTACATGTTCAGAATATCTGCCCGGTCATCCAACGCAATAGAAATATCTTTGGATACAATTCCATGACGAGTGAAACATTGATTTAGGAATTGCTCTTTCAGCTTTACAGATGGGGTGATGTGATCATCGTTCGGGCGCATAAACAGCCACTCCACCTCCAGCCCTGCCACATCCCGCAACCAGTGCCTAGTCTGGGTGGAAACGTATTCAGGGCGCGCAGTGAACACGATAGGGGCACAAATGAAACGCCCAATCTGTACCCAGTTCTTATTCATAAGGGGATCACTGTAGCATCCTTCATGGTACTTTGCCCATGGATCAGGGAGAGAATGATCAATGAGGGGTTGCCTCCAGCGGTCATCCGCAATGCAGCCATCAAGGTCATATATGATATACTTCATTTGGATTCCTTCCTTTTAAGGGTAAATCTGAGCATGAATATTAAAAGATTTAGAATCACGCTCCGCCCTCCTGCTTGGATGCCCAATTCCCAATTCCATCCGCCTCCAAATCTCCCCCAATAGTTTTTCGCGGAGCGCCAATTGAATGTGCATTCCAAACGCCCAATGCTCCATCTCTTTACTATCTCCCTGCGCTTCTCTTTCTGATTAAATCGAATCACAGAAAGGCAAAACCATTCATAAGGGCTTAATTTCATGGCTACTTCCCTTCCTTCCGCATCTTGTGGACAATTTTAAGGAGCTTTGCTTTGGTGGCCAAGTCATCCCCAAACTGTTCCTCTGCGAATGTTTCAATGTCCGTGAAATAATCACGCCCAGCGTCCCCATAGATAAACTTCTCCATCCATGGATGAACTGCGAGAACGGCGCTGACCATCTGGGTCATCACTTCCCGGTATTCATTCTGCGATCTCCCACCCAATCGCTTCTTAGCAAGGTCCACGAAAGCGCGCATATTGAATTTGCAGACAATGTTCGTGGCTACATTGGTGGGGAGTATTCCCCGGGCATCCTCGGCAAGGTGGCCCATGGAAAGCAGTTCCGTATAAATTTCTCGAATTTTCCCCACACACTTATCTATAATAGCCCGGCGGTCATCGTGCTCCAGATCACGCTTTGTGTAAACATATTTGAAATCAGAAGCATCCACGATGCGCATTGCTTGCTGGGCATAGCTCCCGGTGCGGGTGCGGACTTGTTGGTGGGTGTAAGCGCGCGACACTCCCGTCACCAGGAACACATAATCAATAAACTCCCAAGAGCTGGGCAGAGTGTTGGCCATGTACTCCAGCTCCTCCAACTTCTTTTCCTCCGGCCAATTTCGGATTTCATCAAATAGTCCCGGGCTTAGATTTAATCGGGTACTTTTCGTGAAGATAAGAAGGTTGGCTGCTGCCCATGTTTCGTCCGGGGTATCTTTCCCGGTAAAGTGGATCAGTTCAACCCGGGGCGTGTTCGCCTCGATAAGCTTCTGCTTTGCAGCAACCTGTGCCTGATGTTCCTCTTTCATAAAACCAAATTCCATTTGTTCTCCATTCATCTCAATTCTCCTTTATCAATTCTCCAACTTAATGATGCCACGCGGAAAGTACGGCAGATATTTCTCCAGTTTCTCTTCATCAACACACTCATGAAAGATTCCATTAAATACATCCATCGCCCGGTCATGCGCCTCCCGGTGACTCTCCGCTTCGATCTCGCATAGAGAGTCCTTGTCAAAGGTTTTTCCATTGACCGAGTGAACATGTATCTGCCCAAATGTAATATAGAATTTTGCCATTATAATGCCTCCTTTTTCATATCATACGCGGTCTGAGCTTTCATCAGACGCTTGATCATCGCAATATCATTCACCACATCATCCAACATTATATTGCGCCATGTAGCAAACCGCCCGAGAGAATAAATATTATGACGCGCCGTCAGTTCAAATAGCAGGGTCTTTCGCGTCACCTCTTCTAATTCAGCAAGCTTTCCATATGCCTGTTCATGATCGACTAATGGGATCAGCTGAGCAGTTTGCTTTAGGCCAAATGCTCGCCCAATCACCTTTAGAGGTCGATACTCCTCTTCAGCTCCCCATTCAGCCACACGCTCCGCAATAAGCATATCGCCTATAATACTTGCGCGATAAGTAGGGGTGTCATGATCTGGAAAATAAATTGTTTGGTAAACATCACTGTTTGGAATGCGCCAGCGTTTCACTGTAATACTCTTACGGACAAAGGCATCATCAGGCAGACACTTTTTAAGAGGATGTCCATAGTGCTGAAGCATTAGGAACATCGGAATGGTACTGATGACCGGATCATCTCCCTGCAATTCAGGTTTGAATTTCACGCCCCACTGAATCCTTTGGCCAACAGACTCGATCAATTGTTCATAAAAATCCTCTGGCGCAATATAGCGCTCTGCTGGCGTAAGGTTCCAGATGCTTCGCTCTGCGATTTGCCCGATGACCTTCTGAGCATATAGGTTACATACCCGTGCATTCGGCTCCACGAATTCATCCCGGAAAAAAATACCTTTACGCACAAGAACTTTTTTGAACTCAATCCCAGTCAGCTTGCTCACCGCGTCCGAACGGAAGCGGAGGAGAGCTTGATGACGGGGGTTGGCAAAGGGGGACATTTCAATGATACGCGCGGTTGGCCATGCGTGAGCAGCAAGCAGCCCCGCAAGCCCAGCACCTACAATTAAAGGGTATCTATTATCTGTCATCGCCATCTCCTTGTAAAGTGCCACGGGCTTGACGACCAAAAAGCTTTTCAAGATTCTTTTCAGCGATGGTGCCCAACTCCAATCCAAGCTCAGAAGCGCATGCTGCGAGATACCATAATATGTCTCCCAGCTCCTGCTCCGCATTTTCAATAAATTTTAAACTCATCTTCCCGTTACAATCGCGCATAACCTTTTTCAATTTATTACAATACTCACCCACTTCTCCGGCCAATCCTAGTGCTGGGTAATAAGGATTGCCAGGCGTGCTGGGATCAATATCTGGATAAATAGCTGTTTCTTGAGCAAGGTCTTGATAATTGTTTAGAGAAATATAATCTGTCATAATATTCCTTATATATATAAAGGAAAGGGGAAACGGAGAGGAGCTATTTCAGCTCCTCTCCGCGCTCGGATACCCTCAACCAGCTAAAAGCTCCTCAGCCATTGCCCAAAGAGTCTGCTCATGTTTCAGAATAACCGGAATATCACGCACGGGACTAGAAGTGAACCGCCGTCCACTGTCCCCGGTAGTCACACCCACTGTACCGCCTTTCATCAGGTTCTCTTGTATCCGGTTAAATACTGCCCACAAGTCATCTCGATCATCCTCTTCACGCCGGGGAGCCAATACATGCTCAGGCTTGAAAGGAGAATTGCCTGCAGGAAACTTCATTTTGAGCGCTGACCGCGCAAAGGCTTTGGCTTCTTTTTCGTCAAGGATGCGTTCGCGCATCGCGTTCACTCGCTGAATGACGGGCTTGGTTTGGTTGGAGATGACCGTTGCTGCGTCTATAAGGTTTGCAGCATTGCTCTGAAGGTGACGGATGATAATTGATCCGAGAGTTTTTTCTGCGACAATCAATCCATTGCTACACGCTACAACGTGAATACCTGCCAGTAAGCGGTAACAGCTCGAGCCGTTGTGAGAGTTGCTGAGGACAATTTCCGGGAAAGCCTGTCCAACAGCTTTTGCTCCGCCCTTGAATATGCCCTCCACATCTTCATGCCGGAAGCGTACAATGTGCCGGGCATATGGAACATCCTTATTGTTCCGGGCGCGCTTCTGATCAGCGCTCACGGGAAGCCATCCTTCTCCTTGCAATGCCTCAATAGCATCAATGGTACGCACCTGTTGATACTTATCCGAAAGGCGCGATTTAGGGCTGGTGGTAAAGATTGCGGGGGCGAGTGATTTAAGCTCTTTGGGACTCAAGGATTTGTTCAGTTTCATTTTAATTCTCCTTTATATATGTATATAAATTAGTCTTTATAAGTCGCATGGAACATCCAGCCGTCAATTTCCTTTTGCCCGGCCAACTTCAGCTCCTGGCGGAATTTCTTGTGGATGCCGATGGGTAGATTGAGCGCCACAAATGCTGCGTACAGCGATGAATACTCTTCACCTTTGTCAGTTGCTTTACGCCGGACAATGACTGCTGCTTTGCTTTTGCGATGCGCATTGGCCAGTGAGCCCGGCACAGGCGCATCCACTTTCGGTTTTGCCTGAACATTAAGCTCTTCAATCAGAACCGCTGTCCGGCGAAGCGCTGCTTTGCGGTCACTGAACCTTGTGATAGGTTTGTTGGCATGGGTGTTGTAGATTTCAAGCAATTCCGGGGTGGTGAGTTTTTTGAGGTCTTTAGCATTCATTCGATTCTCCTTTATCAGTTCTACAAAAGTTTATTAAATAACGATGAAAACAATTATCTCGATCTCCTTATAAAAGTCAACAAAAAAATAAAATAATTGAAAATGCGCATGCAATTCAAACTGCGAAGAAAACTTCGCGCCCTCTAAGAGTCGTGTGAAAGTTATTTTTACACCACGAATATAACTGCGCGTGTTTTGGGTCATCCTTCTTTAAAAAGCCGTTATGAAGCCTTTTCAGCTCCTCCAGCTCGGGCGCATCCTCAAACGCCGAAGTCATACAGGTATTGCCCTCAACCGTGATTTTGCTTTCCTTTCCTAAATGTGAAAATGTAATTATGATCATTTCTCTTTCTCCTTTAAAGAATTTCAAAACCTAAAATATCATTGAACGCTTTGGTTGCGATTTCAGTACAATCGCCGCAGAAGTCTTGCGCCGTGTGAACAGGCAATTCCCCGATACAGTCAGGACAAATCTTGTGCCCGCATTTAGCGCACACCTCGATCTCCGCTAGCTTTGTTTCTGTACCGCACATGAAGCAATTAACCCGGTCATCACAGTCCTCACAAACGGGAACATCATCAATAATAAAGACTGACACGAAAGTGCCGTCAGTCCTTTCCTCCTGATCAGAGATTCCGCATACACAACAAATTTTCTTTTCCTCAACCGTCATCATCGTTCTCCTTTATAAAGTAAACAGGCTTGCAACTGTCATTGGCCACATTAAGGGCGGATGGCTCCGCCCCTGCTCTGTGTTACATTTTCCCTTTCAATTATTCTCCTGATCCTTATAGACCAAGCCAATTTGTTTTTCGATTTCCGCTGGACTCTCCTCAGCCATCTGAATACGCAGCCCAATGCTGCGCTTGTCTATCACAGCAAAGACGCCGTCAGACACGGCGATTGATCCGGCGGATGTTGCTGTCTCGCCCGGACTGACTAAATCCGCATGCTCGCACTCCTGCAGAACACCAAATCGATAAACGCCATCAACCCGCACAAATTTATACAAACCTTGTTCCATTTTCATTCTCCTTTATTCGTTTTGGCTTTGTGAATTTTTCTGATCTGCTTAGCAACCGCGCCTTCAGCTTTCGCTAATTCATCGCGCAACTTCTCCACGCGCGCAAGTTCCTTATCCAAGCAAACGCTTTTGGCATGACGCTTCAAATATTTTTTTACCCAATACGAATCTACTCTGCCCGGAGCACATCCTGGGCCAGCAAACTGACAATGGGTGATGCGGAAGTCTTTCGCTTCACGCGCGATGTAAAAAGCCTTGCGGCGCTCGGGCGTGTTGTACTTCCGGAACAGTTCCCACGTCACCTCAGCTGTTCTGATCTCCAGTGTTTCCTCGAGCGTCATGCCCTCGCGCTTGGAGATGCGCGGGGAGTCCCCATCATTGAAATAGCGGTAGTATCGGCGGTTGGCTATGTCCTTGAGTCCCTGATCCTTCTTGGTCATCCCGTTCTCATACATCCAGCAGAGGAACTCTCCAACCATCTCTGCGCGATGGTTCCAAAAACCTTGGGCGGTGTTTTTCAAATTAGCCATTTTCATTCTCCTTTATAAAGTATTAAAAACTAGAAAGTGAATCCAACCCAGACCAGCGTGCCCTTCTTAGCATAGATGCAACGGCTAATATCGCCATAATCATCCAGCTGATATTTTTTCTCATATCGGCAATACTCGCCCCGGGTGTAGGTAGGGACAGCTTCTGATTTGCGTTTGACGAACTCGCCCTTGGGGACATCCTCGATGACCATCCAGCCCTCTTCAATAATTTTGTTACCGCGTTTGACGGCCATTTTTCTTTTCACTTTATATTTTGAATGGTAATGTCCTTTTGACTCGGATTTGGGAGCGTCAAGGCTGGTGACCTCATAGATAAGATTGGCGCGGAGAGATTGCCTGCGGCACCAATCTCCGTTGTCTCCGTTGACCACTGCTGCCACGTGGCGCTTGGTGTAGAAAAGATACGTGCGCCCGTTTGCCCAAACATCGTTAAAGCGATGCGGGTGGTGCGTAGTGACGTTCTTGAGATTTTTGTGGACTCCGGGATATTGGCTGATCATATCCCATGTCATGACGGGCTCGACCTTGAACCCAAAGGACTCGACCACGCGGTTGATCTGCATCACACCCATGCCATCCCCGTCTTTGCGCCCCACACGCTTACATGCTGCGTGGGCTTCTTCGTAAGGAACCCTGCAGACAACAGCGACTGCTTGAACAGCGCAGTCGTTACACTCATGGCGGAAATCTTCTCCACGCTTGATGCTGTTGTAAGGGTTGTTTGCTATCTCTGCTTTTGGTTTTAATCTCGGCATCTCATTCTCCTTTATAAATTCTAAGGTTTTCAAGCTATGTACTAATTATACACTATTTCAGATTGAAAGTCTACAAAAAAATAAAAAAATTTCATCATGCAAGGAGAGTAGTTTCAGCAACTTATAACTTGCCTGAAAAGACTCATTCCGGTTTTCTGTTGACTTTTCGGGCGCTACACAGAAAATACCGATACATTGTATAACTCGGAGCGCTCGGAGTGCTCCCTGATTTTAGAAAGGAGAGCAGATGAATCAAGCCAAAGAATTTCTAGCGGCAATGGTGCCAAAGCTCCCCGAGGATGAACGAATGATCCTCTGCGGCTTTCCCGGGGATCCAAATGAAGCTCCACCAAACGCATGGAAGCCACGTCCATGGGCACCGGGCGGAAAGCTGCGGATGGCTGAAGACTGGAATGTGTATGTGACAGTGTCCTCATTCTTCATTGCCCAAGACAAAACATGGCGCCGGAGAAAGTCGCTGTTCGCTGGTGGCCACGCATTGATGGTTGATGATGTTGGCAACGGAAAGGGCAGCAAGGTCAATTTAGAAACAATTGACTTGCCACCCTCAGCTATCATCGAAACGTCACCAGACAATTTCCAATACTGGTACTTCCTCGATAAACCGGAGTGCGACAGCGCCCGGTTCGATGCGGTCATCCGAGCGTTCATCACAGGCAAGCTACTGGGACTGGATCCAGGGATGGCTGGTATCACGAGGGTGGGGCGTTTGCCGGGCTTTGTAAATGGCAAAAAGAAGTACAAGAAGTTCACCACCCGGCTTGTGGAGCTTACTGACCGCAGCTATTCGGTCGAAGAGCTGATTACGCGGTTCAGCTTACAGCTAAAGGGGCGAAAAGTCCGTATGCCTAAAGTGGCTACAGAGGAAAGTCTGAGACGCAACCGCGCTTTCGTGGATATTTATAAGTTCCTCCAAGCGCATCAGATGCTGAAACGGAATGAGCCGGACTTGAGTGGATGGACTGAGATGACATGCCCGTGGGTCGATGGACATACGGGAGGAGTAGACAATGGGGCTGCGATATGCGAGCCGGGCGTGGAGAATGGATGGTATGGTGCATACCGATGCCACCACGGCCATTGTATGGAAAAGAACTGGCGTGATCTCTGCGAGTGGGTCAATGATATGGCCGCGGATGAACTGGATCTTGTTAACCGAAAGGAGCATGAGTGATGGAAGCATTAGAAAGATTATTTATGGCTCAAAAGGAAAAGGAGGCTGCATATAACCTTTATAATTATGCAGGCGAAAGGTTGGAGTTGGCAAAAATAAAAGAGCGCCTTGCTTATTTGAGATCACAGCATGAACCGCTCCACGGTTTTATAAAAGATAAAGGCATATCGAGAGATGATGCGGTGAAAATAGCGGAGCATGTGGTGCTAGGCAAATTGCTAAATCAAGAAGCCCACCACGCCGGAATGATTCAAATAAAGGAGAATGAATAATGGGATATAATGAAAAAGATGAAATGGTCAGAGTTGACTTTTTCAAAGAGTCTGGAAAATGGTATTGTACTGAGGCTGTAAGGTGGTTACATTATTCTGGTGATGTACTAATCCACGATGCCTTTAAAGCTAGTCTCGAAAAACATCTGGGCAACAGACTTGCTGGTATGACCGCTGTTTGCTTGGAGCCTCATCACGAATATGCTCACCCAATAATGATGAAAATAAAAGGAGGAGCATGAATGATATCAGATATACTTGCAAAAGCAATCAAGGACATAACTCAGGAAGCTGAAGCCCATCCCGAATTATATAAAGAGGATGACAATTGGAGCCACACGATGGTTCAGTACACGGTGGGCAGTTTGGAAACAACCCGCAAATATTTTAAAAGTACAGAGGAGGCACATAATGGACAAAGTGGATAAAATAACATATCTTGTGTTGGCTATTGTAGCAATACTTGCTGGGTTGATAATTATCAAACAGACAGAACGGATTGAGCAGATGGAGAAGCGAGTGGAAAGGCTTGAGCTTCATGACGCTTACCGCGCTATTAAAGAGGAGGCAGCCAAATGACAACACCAGAGGAACGCGCTGCCGAAAGGGAAGCAGCATTACAAGAACAAATTGAAGGCCAGCGGAGGCTTGCTGACCCGGGTGATTATGTCTGGGATAAGGCTCAGGAGCAGTACTGGGACTTGCGAGATGGAACGCTACATCGGGAAAAAGCGGTGGATGGATCCATACCGCTCGATCTATGGAGAGTACAGGTAAATGAGGACACCGGGAATGAACGCCTCATTCCTCCCAGCAAAGACATCATGCGAATTGAATTTAATCAAACAGTTGAAGGAGCGACATGGTTCCCCGGTCACCCTCAAATCATACACGACATGTTTATTGATCAGGACGGCGCGCGCCCTGCTCCCGGACGGCGTATATACAATCAATATAAAAACCCGCCCGAGATTAGTCTGGATGGCCCAGCAGATGCGAAGCTATGGGTGGAGCATGTAAAGGCTCTTTGGCCAGAGGAGTGCGAATACTTTTTTGATTATTGCGCTCATATGATACAACACCCAGAGGAGAAGTGCAATACAGCGATCGTGCTGTCCGGTGAACAGGGAGTTGGGAAAGATGCTGCGCTGAATCCAGTAAAAGCTGCAATGGGTTCATGGAATACAAAAAACATTGACCCAGACGAGCTCTTCAGTCCATACAGACCATGGCTTCAAACGGTTATGCTTGTCGTGGATGAAGTGCGCCCGAGCAAGGATGAATTTCACGCTTCCTCTATGTATAATATTTTAAAGCCCATGATTGCGACTCCTCCTGAAACATTACCCCTCAATAATAAATACATGGCGCTGAGGTACGTGGTGAATGTAATGCGCATCTTTATTACCACAAACGACTGGATGGCAATGTACATTCCGTCTGAGGATCGGCGCATGTATATTATGCATTCCCAGCAGCCTCAGAAATGGAAAGATGCGCAGTATTTTACCAATCTGTTTGGATGGTTCGCTACAGGTGGAGAAGAGGAAGTTGCCCGATGGTTGATGAAAAGAGATGTGTCCTCTTTCAATCCCAAAGCCCAATCCACAAAAACAGCCGGATGGGAAGCAATTACAAATACTTGGGGAGAACCAGAGGATGCGGTGGATGCTGCGCTGAATGCTTTGGGACGTCCAAATGTGCTATTTGGCCTAGAGCTAACGGACGCGGTATTTGATGGCAAGGAAGACATTGACCGCGCTTTGAAATCTCCGCGCAAAATAGGTTTCCGAATGCAAAAAGCTGGATATATTGCGATAGCATGCCCAACTGCATCCCGATGGACATTCGGAGGAAAAGGGAAACGGAGAATTCAAGCGCGATTGGCTTTTGCTCAGCAGGGCATGAGCAAGGCGGATGCTATTGACGCGGTGTGGGAGCGCGGAAAAGCGCTGAGTGATGGAAAGAGTTTTGTGATTGAAGGGGAAAGTGAATGAAAGGAATGATATGGAATTAAATCTTAATCCACAAAGTTTTTATCCGGAAGGGATAATAAAACTTGAGTGCCCCAAGCACGGACAGCAAACACAATGGATGCGGTTAAAAGAAGGCTCAGACAAAGACGGATTTTACTGTATACATTGTATGCTTGAAAATATGTGTAGATTGAGCATAACGTACAAGGGAACCACAGGAAAGGAATGATATGACCCTAATACACATAAACTTTACAAAAACGCACGACCGCAGAATAATACGCAGAGTTTGTCTTGACTGCGGAAGGAAATCATATTTTGCCACTTTCTTTCAGGAATGGTATGGATGGGATTCAACATGTTTGAGGTGTGGGCGCAGATGGTGCGATGGGGAATGGATGCCATTGGATTTCTACAGATTCGCAAGGCATGACAATATAGAATCCGCAAAAAGGCGATGGAGACGTGGGCTGACCCCCACAGGAAAGGAATGATATGTATTCAGAAGATGAACTGTATGCCGAGACAAACAAAAACTTGCCAGACTTGACGGACGATGATGCCTATATGGATTATGCGGTGCTACGATGCGAGATAGACGAACTCCGCAAAGAGCGGGATACACTGAAAAGACAGTTACAAATGAACAAGCACCCGATTTCAATAACGCACGATAGAGAACTTGAAAAAGAAGCGGAACAACTCCGCAAAGAGCGGGATGAGTTGAAAAAGGCGTGTGGGGAAGCATACATATATCTTGCCTCTTGCCTGGTGTACATGGAAGACCCGGAGTCACATAAAAACCTAAAAAACATGGCTATGAAAATGCGTGACTTATCAGAAGAAACTCCCGAAGGAAAGGAATGATATGGAAGAACAAAAAAGAGCATTAAAATTGTTGACGGTAAAAAACGAAAACCAGAGATTGCACCGTGAGTTGGAATATGCAAAACAGAGGTTAAGTGGCACACTGGCAGGTTTAGAAAAATATAAACCAACACGGCAGACCGGATATTATATTGCCGTTATGTTTGAAAACGGCATACCGGTAGACAGCAAAATATTTGATCCGGATGATGAAAAATATGAGGATGGCGATTATCCTCCGTGGGATGTTATAATGCCAATACCAAACCCGGATGACCTTGAGAAATTTACCGGATTTTAACCCCCACAGGAAAGGAATGATATGGAAAGAATGAGCAAAGAAGAAAGATACCGAAATGATCCGGTGTTTCATAATCTTGTGGATCAGATTTATCATTTGATAAAACAAGGTGAGTATACCCCAACAGAAATACGTGAGGCAGCCATGCTTGCGCAGATTAAATATGAATGTGAACATGCTGTTTATATATTCAACGAACCCACAGGAAGGAATGATATGGAAGGTAAATGGTTGTTTCCGCCCGGATACTTGTCTACTAGAAGCCCTAAAGCCCATTTTGTAAAAGATGGGAAAGCGGTTTGTGGAACAAAACGTGATTTTGCGCCAAATTCTGACGTGTATGTTGGTTCATTACGCAACGACAAATGTAAGAAATGCTTAAAGCTAACCCCCACAGGAAAGGAATGATATGTACAATGACCCTGCCATCGAGCGCAAATGTGAGAATTATAAAAAGCGTCTTACTACAGCAAATAACAAAATAGAGAAACTCCGCAAAGAGCGCGATGAGTTGCAAAAGTGGATTATGGAGCTTGAGGAACGAAATTACATTATGTATGAGGAAATGATTGCGTTTGGCGTTATATCAGATAGATTATTGCCAAAGAAGCCCTGCAAGGAAAGGAATGATATGAAAAAGACAAAAACAAAAATTGAAATTGAAGCAATAATAAAAGCAAAATTACATAATATCAGAAACAATTGTAAATTTAAAAGAGCGTGGATACCAGAAAATTGGAGTTGCGTAGAAGTAAAAACATTTGCGAAAGAATTAGCAGAGGAATTATCAGAAGAGCATTCACTAAGGAGAAATAAGCATGGCAAAAACACTCACAGATAAATGCCCAATGCCTTATGGTGTACACAAGGGAACACCCATGAAGGATGTCCCTGCTGCATACCTCATACAGCAATACGATAGCGAATATGCATGGGTAGAAGAGAATCACCCTGAGGTGTATGACTATATTGAGGTCAATTTGGATTCAATTGAAGCTGATATTGCTTGCAGGAAAGGGAGGGATTATTAAGTAAATAATTATGCCTTTTTCCTTTGCTAAGAATTGAAAGCATGTATAATTACTACTTTAAGCTGCGCTGGAGCAGCAACCTTTCTTTTGCAAAAGGAGACATGGTATGAAAACTGTTGCTCGATGAATGATGCTGACGACCACCAATATTCGAAGCCCCGGGCGCTGTGCTCGGGGCTTTTTATTTGTCAGCCTGACCGCGGAGAGATTGGGTGTATATGGTTTGGATAATCTCGGAGCGCTCGGAGTCTCAGAGTAAAAACCGCTCAGAAGCAGGGTGGCGCTCAATCTGACAGAATTCCAGATTTTTCTTGAAAAGTCTCTTAAACTCGGAGTTCTCGGAATCTCGGAGTAGTCATTAAGTTGCTGAACCGCGTAGCTTTACAAAAAACGCTACTCCGAGAACTCCGAGATAGTAATTGTTTAGCGATAGAATGATCTATTTAATTAGACCCTTCTAACCGTAAACAATATAAAACTCGGAGTACTCAGAGCTCTCGGAGTACGCTCAATCTGAATGGGTCTCCAGCCCGGCTGCGCGGTCAAGAGGATGCTGAAGCTCAATTTCAATTATTTTATTTTTTTGTTGCTTTTTCTATATTTTCTTGCATAATTATAACATAGAGAGAATTTATACCTCAGAGCGTTTGGGAAACATTTTGCGGAGGGCGCTCTGATGCGGGGTTTGAACCTGGAAAAGTACGGGTTGCTAAACTCTCTTCCCTTCCGAACAATTCGAACATTAAGCGAAAAGTCTACAGGCTTTGTTCTCCTCTGTGTAAGGAGAGCATCTTGATGCCAGATGAATACGACAAACTGATTGAAGCGTTACAGCAACAGACTGCAGCGCTCAATTCTTTTACTGGCGCGGTTATGGAGCTCACGCAGGTTGTGAGTGATATGCTGGCGATGGGAGCTGATGATGCTCCTGTTTCTTCCACGTACCTTGATGGTTCGGAGATAGCGCCGTGAGAGGGAGCGCCGGACAGTATAGCCAGTTGTACACGACAAAGCGCTGGCGCAAGCTCCGGGAAGCTCAGTTGCTTAAACAACCTCTTTGCGAGATGTGCGCGGTTCTTGGGAAGGTAACTGAAGCAACCATTGTTGATCACAAAGAACCTCATCGAGGAGATATGGAGAAGTTTTGGGCTGGTCCATTTCAATCCACCTGCGAACACTGTCACAATTCTCATAAGCAGCGCGAGGAGAAAGGCGGAGGCATCATGGGCTGTGATGCTGCTGGCTTTCCGCTTAATCCAGAGCATTGCTGGGCAGGAACGACCGGGGGGGAGTCATGAAATCTTTTTCTGCCCCAAAGGAAAGC